ACTGCGGAAGATCTGGTAGCAGACATGGACGTTCTCAAGCTCTCCATAGAAGAGGCCACAGAGAAGCGGTTAGAAGATGCCGCAAAAGGGCGTGGCTACAAGAGCCTTGACCGACTGCTGAACTACACCAACTCAACCAATGAGAAGTGGGCGTTGGAAGCAATCTACATGCAGACGCTACAGACTCAGACATGGGAAGCGTTGCTCTCTATCCTCGCAGCAGTGAACGCAGGTACACGCGAAGCTCCAGCAAGCTACGAAGAGATTGAACCAGAGCTACCAGTAATTGACTGGCCTGAATAATGGCTATCTTATACGCACCAGAAGGGTATAAAGACCTGAACCCTGATGAAAAGGAGCGTATCTGTAACGGCACATGAGCAGTTTCATTTAGACGATATGAGGTTCTACTCCAGCTCACCCCTCAATCGTGAGTTACGGGCTTTCATACATCAGTTCAAAGCAGAACCTAGAGGGACTATCCGCTTGCTCTTCATGTCACTAAGCCCAGCGAGGCTACAGCTTCTAGCTAAGAGGATTATCAGAGGTGCTTAAATAATGTGCAGTAGTGATGAGATTAAGGAGGCACTTGATAAGCTGTCGGGGGAGGTTCAGGATGGTAAGCAACTACGCCTGACTCACCTTAAAGTTACACAAGATCAATTGGATGGACACGAGACTCTGCTGAGTGAGATGACGTTTATGCAGACTCAGGGGGATGCAAGGCAGAAGTCTTTTGAAGAGAAGACTGCTAGATCTATGGAGCAGGGGAATACATTATTCCAGACAATCAATAAACGCATAGAAGAGCAAGCTATATCCTCAGAGAAACACGCTGAAACCCTAGAGCTGCACAGTATAACCATAGTTCAGAACTTAGCAGCACAGGAACAGTTAATCATGTTGATGAAGAAGGTGGTGACCAATACCGCCCCGCTTACTGAGACCTATGAGAAGTTAGTCAACGCCAAACCAGCACTGGATATGTTGGCACCAGTGGGTAAATGGGTAGGTAAAGTGCTGGCGTTTCTAGGCATCATCGGTGGATTTTTGTATGGCATGTGGCACTTGATAGTTGACGGAGTAGCCAAATGAAACAGACCGAGATACTTGAGTGGCTGGATAAGAACCTCACCCCCACCACAATCATGGTCGTGTTGCTCTGGGTAGCCGCTTTTGTTTTGTTAGTTAGTTGTACCAAACCAGAGGCTACGGTTGAGGTCGGTCAGGTTACACCAATAGGGGAACCAGTGTGGGTAAGAGTCTCATCTTTGCAGCGGTAGTCCTGTTGTCCGGTTGCTCTATGATTGATAAAGCAGTGAACAACGTGGGTACAGCTTTACAGGGTTCTGGGGGTGCTGGTGCTGGTGCTGCAATAGGTTGCTCTATTGGTGGTCCCATAGGGTGCATAACAGGCGCTATGATGGGGGGTGCTACTGGTGCGGTCGTGGCTGATAAAACTATTGACCAGAAACCCCCGACAGCCATGGATCTGATAGAGCAACTATTGGATCTGGTGGGGTGGGGGTTGCTGTTGGTATTCTTGTTACCTTGGGTAATCGGGTTGTTTCATGAGAAACCAACACTCAAAAAGAAACCCACCGAACTAGGGAGTAGGGCGGGTTAAAGCTCCAAAGGAGGAAGGTTAGTCTATAGTGTACACTGTTCCAGCGTATACGTCCATATACTGCTGACCTAAATCCATCAATCCCCCTCCTTCACGAATACGCCATTAATCACGTTGCCCTTCCGGTCCGCGATCTTGTGGTACGCTCGCTCTAGGCACCTCTCAGCAGACGTACCACTTAGAGCTGCCAGCAGTATCACAGTAACCTGCAAATCTCCGATCTCGAGTTCCAGTTCACTTAGTGGCTTACCCTTTGCTAGACACTCTGCAACCTCTCCCAGCTCCTCTGTAACCTTGAGAAACTGATCTTTCGGTGTTGATTTATTCAATATCCCCCGCACCTTGGCCCACTTTAGTACCTTCTGCTCTAGTGTTTTTACTTCTGGCGCGTTCATTAAATCGTCTCTACACATCTTTACTTCTCCTTTTCAATTCTCTTTTGATATAAAACTCTGCTTTTTTCAAATCTTCAATCCCACCATCGTCATGCTTCAGGTCAGCTCGCCAAATGTACTTAAGCGCGTTACCTAAGTTGAAGTTCATATGCTCAGTGATCTGGATACACTCAACACCTGACGGGTGACTTGTGTAGTGGCGCGGGTGGTCTACTGCATCCCCGGCGGCAGGCTCCACAGATTCACGGGTGGGAACCTCATCAGTACTGGAAATTCGAGGCTTTTCTGCAACCCAGCACTTATGCCCGCTTTGAAAGCAAATATCAGTTTCTTTCTCACTACACGAGAAATTACAGGTGTTGCAGCTCTTCTCTTCTTCAGCTTTTGGTACCCATTTGATGTAGTCGCTACACATCCCCACAATCTCTGCACAGTCGGTACCAAGATGTTTGCAATTGTTGCAGCTCTTCTCTTCACTCATCGTCTTTCTCCCAATGGGGTGGTAATTGATTTCTCCAATGACCAGCCATATTACTCCATCCTCCTCCGCACTGATGAAGTGTGAATACCATAAGCTCTTCGCGCCTCAGTGTGAGAAGGATAATTGACCCCATCAAGTGTAATTGGTTTACCGGCATTACTGCTACCAGCCATCACATCGTAGTACAGGCACCCGCACGATTTGGTATTGCCGGACCGTAAATGAGCGCCCTTGAATATGTCCACCTTTCCGCAATCACAAGTACACCTCCAATGTTGATCACCTACATACTCGGTCGGGGTGAGTCTCCCCCACTTCTGAGTGGTCATATCAATCAGCCTCATTCTTCATTCTCTTTATAGTTAGACGTTGCTCCGCAATGGGGGCAGGTCACTTTACCAGTGATATATGAGCTAGTCTGATGCCAGTCTCCTATTGACCACCACGCTTTGCATTTATAACAGGTGAAACGGTATATCTTTTTGATCGAGTATGAGTGTTTCATTTTTTCTTCTCCGTAATCTTTCGTTCAATGGCTCTTGCGAAGTCCACTAGATCATTTGTGTGTAAACCTTCTTCATAACCCCAGGTGTTATAAAATTTACGCACGAATAGTTTGAAAATTCCCTCAATCTCCTTATCACTCAGTCGCTCGGTTGGTGTTGCTGGATGGAGATAGAGTGGTAGATCTTGGGTAGAACCTTTCCCGTCATCTATCCAAGTATACGCATGGGGCTCCACATCTTCAGCAGAGTCGATGACTACGTTCATATCATCAATAAGCGCATCCAGTTCTGCGTCATCCTCAAAGTACCGAGCTTTGATTTTCCAGTCCTCCAGCTTCTCCACTGATACCACTGCTTGTTTAATCGTGTTGTCCATAAATCTCAATCCGTTGTTTTTGCTTGGTTCATGTTCTGCTTATGCGGCATGTATGCCGTATAAATCTAGTTAGGCTGCATCAATCCGATCTTCCGCAATTTTGAAATAATCGGGATCTAATTCAATGCCTATGAATCGGCGGTTTAGGTTCTTGCAAGCAACGCCGGTGGTTCCGCTACCCATTGTAAAATCCAGCACCGTATCACCTTCGTTGGTGTAGGTTTTGATTAGATATTCCATCAGGGCTACAGGTTTCTGTGTTGGGTGGACAGTGGAATTGGCACTCTTGAATCGTTGGATAGTTCGTGGGTAGTTTGTTAGTGTCTGTACGTTCTCTTTGCCGCTGTTACCATAACACCCCCCGTTCCCCCCGCGCCTAACCACCCTATTGCAAGCCACAACCCCTTGTGGGTTATACGTGGGGGGTTTCCTATAAAACACTAACGCATCTTCATGATTCTTCATTGGCATACGCTTAGCGTTAAGATGCCCTGTTGCCGCTGTTTTCTCCCATACCCACGAGTATTTTAGATCTTTAATGTTGGATGCCCCTAGCACACTTGTGAATGGTTGCGCACAAGTCATAACGATAGCGCCGTTCGGCTTAATAACACGCTTCAACTGCTCCCACATTGGCTCTAGCGGTATCACACTATCCCATTTATTTTGGGTAGTACCATAAGGTGGATCAGCCAATACCATGTCCACAGACCCACTTTCAATCTCTTCCATACGCTCAAGGCAATCGCCCTTCATTAATCTTG